TAACAATTCTATTTTATTGTACAACAATGGTGGTTATTCGGTAAATTGGTGGAATCTAAATTTTATGCCAGGAGATGCAGTAACTAAAAATAGTATAACCAGTAATATGTACATATCAGGTGGCGGCGCAAATAACGTAATCTTGTATAACAATGGAACCGCATATACGACGACCGCATCGGGGAGAACACAAGCGAGTGGTCCTAATTACATAGGCGTTGGACAATATGGTAGTACAGGAAATTACCAAATGTATTATTTCTATATTTTCAATAGTGCGTTGTCGAATAGTGATCGGGCCATTATTGAATCGACGTAAAGTATAGTTATTACTATAGTAATATTGTAATTATAATATATAATGCCACTGACATACAGAAGTTTAGGTAATAGATACCAAATATCGTCGTATAGTAATTTGATTCCTACACCCATTACGAATGTTGTAGCAACCTCGACGGTGGCAGGGCAGGTTGTTGTCACTTGGTCAGGAGGGTTAGGTAACAATCAAAAATATACGTATTCGGTGTATAACAATACGGGTTCGACCATTGTGAGTCCAAGTGCGTATACAGTTTCAGGTACGAATCCGACCACATTGACATTTACAGATACTACGTCAAAATCTTATACGGTAACAGTCACGTCGAACGTTCTAGACGGTAGTGGAAATGGATTTTCTAACACAATATTGATATTATCAAAACCCGATGCTCCTACGATAGGAACCGCTACTGTTTCAGGAACCACTGCTTCAATATCATTTACTGCACCAAGTGGACCTATAACTGGATATACAGTAACGAGTAGTCCGGGAGGATTGACTGGTACAGGTATAAGTAGTCCACTCAATGTTTTAGGATTGACTGCAGGGTTGTCATACACATTTACTGTTACTGCAACGAACGGTGCAGGAACATCTAGTGCGTCTCTCCCTTCTAATAGCGTGATAGCAGTAGCTGTTGTATTATCTTTAACCGGAACATATTCATCTACTGCAATTTCAGGATATTCTTATGCGTATACTTTTACAGGAAATGGAACAATTATGTTTCCATCCGCAAAAACTGTTCAAACTCTTATTGTAGGTGGGGGTGGCGGTGGAGGATATGGACCCAATTATTTTAATGCTGCTGGAGGGGGTGGAGGGGGGTCGGTTGGAATGGGTTCTTTAAATTTTTCTTCTGGAACTACTTATACTATATCAGTTGGTAATGGAGGTGGGGGTGGTGTAGGGGGGTCGGTTACTACCATTAGCACTAATGGTGGAAATAGTTCTATAGTAGGTACCAATATAAACGAAGTTGCAAGTGGTGGTGGATTAGGTTGTAATCAAGATAAGGGATCATCACTTCCAGGAACAGGAGGTTCTGGTGGTGGAGGAGTTGGAGGTTGGGGTCAAACCGGATATGGTCTTGGATCTAATCTTACTGGTGTATTAACGTACTATTACCATAATGGGGGTCAAGGCTATAATGGAGGTGGAGGTGGAGGTGGTGCGGGTTTAGTGGGTTATTCAAGTACTGCTTTAAGTAATTCTGCAGGAGGTGGCGGTGGTGATGGAATCATATGGAGTATTAATAATAATTATTATGGAGGTGGGGGAGGCGGGGGTGGTGGTGGTAGTAGTTCAGGTCATGGGGCGGGAGGTGCAGGTGGTATTGGTGGAGGAGGTAAAGGTGGTGACGGATCTCTTGCTGCCGGCAACCCAGGAAAGCCTGCCACAGGAGTTGCAGGAACTGTAAATACAGGTGGTGGTGGTGGTGGTGGTGCTGGTGGTGGTGGTATTGGGGGTGATGGTGGTGGTGGTGGTTCGGGAATAATTATTCTCGCTTGGAACTAATATTTTTCTCCCATCCCGACATATACACCGATGAACATTTAAATCCGTCCACGTAGTGGACGTTTTAATTGATTTATCGGTAACGTTTCCATTGAACACTAACCGAACTTCGTTCGGTTTATAATGTTCAAGGGTGTAAAGTTCTAAAATAACAAGGGTTTTACTACAAATAATTATGTTATCAAACACATAACATAATTATACGAAAAATATTTACTTGCGACGGGTGTTACGGTTCTTTCGGCAATATTTGCGCTGGGTTCCCTTGGTCATCTTGCAAGTGCGTCTAGCACGCTTACACATTCGGCGAGTACGGCCCTGGCACGGTTTTTTCAAAGAATACGACATTATATATATTTATACAGATATAAATATATATTAGCTATTCTTGTTGATGGACTATCATACGTCATTTATTTTCACAAAACCTAAGTATCATAAATGGTCAGTGCGATTCTTCAAGGGAACATCCAATGAGTTCTCTCACGAAGATTCGTTCCATTATTTCATAAAAAACAGCCAGATCGAGCTTTTGAGTGATTCATCCGCATTTGGATTCATCTATAAATGCACCTTCAAAAAACAACCGCAAAATTCCCCCTATTTTTATCTAAATGATAAAAAGGAATCAACCGATGTAACCACCATTGTTCTTAAATGTTTGCTTCTCAACGACCGAACCAAGTACGACACGGATGACGATCATTTTTGGCAATATAAGAGAATAGGTGGACCAACATCTACATCCGGAGGTAAGATACCGGCAGATTTTTGGAAACGATCGAAACGCCATTTTGATATGAAGGATCGATTCAAGGAAGAAGTGCGGATGCAGACCGAGATTTCTAAATTAGGCATTGCTGCAATGAATCGTAATGCACCGGTCGTATTGTTTTCAAAAATTTATGGATCTACTGATTATTTCTCGATAACATCGTTAATCAAAAATAGAATGGTGAATGAACCACGAAACAGGCCTTTCGAACAATTATGTGACGAACTCTATTTTAAATCTAAAATTCCCCTAGAACCTGATATGAATTATTACTTTGGTCTCATCGCAATGGAGTATATTGAGCCGAAATACAAGCTATTTAATGATATCATAAAACCTATCATTGTCGACGATATTTTGTTACGTCCAGGCTGCGAAAAAATTCATAAATACAATAGTATGAATCTTGCTGATAAATCAGATCGATTGCGTTGGGCATACAATACGGGTCGTTACGAAATAATAAGAATGGCGATAGATACTGGATATACGGAGGGGGATTATCATACCGACAATTTGTTGATGGACGAACATAGTCGAAAATCAATATTGATCGACTTTAGTAAAGCCAAAAAAATACCGAATAATTCCGAACTCATTATTTTGTGGAATCAAAAAAAAAACATTAAAAGGATTTTGGAATATATTTTTTATACCTCATTTGATATGGGCTCCAAAGGAGCCTACCAACTAACTCCAGAGGAGTTAAGAGACAATGCGCGATGTGACGAATTTAAATGGGTAAAGAATGTGGATGCTAACGACATTGTTATTATATTATACATACATCAGCACCGTGAATCCTTAGTAGAGAAGCGGAATTCGATTGCTTTGTTAGAAATGATGGACGACAAAACTACGTTTTCCTTTTAATTTTATACGTAACAAGGGAGAACATCTAGATCCATTATTTTCGCTTCTTTTCCTGCCTTCTTCGTCAAAAACTGTTTGAAGAAGGGGAATTTCAACTGTTCTTGTGGGGTATGTTTGTGACAGGTTTTCGCAATCATCTTGTATAATTTGAAATTAGGGTACCGCTCTTCGCCATTGCGTTTATACAAAATGTTCTTGTCTTGGTCGTTGGTGCACCAACGATAAATCGTTTTTTGCAGCTCGCCAAAGGAAGCGACCGTATCGGGATCGTCATCGTCAATAATAAAGTCGTAGATAGAGCATCCTAAACGGCTCAGATCGAACCCGTAATTGGGGTCTAGACGCGGTTTGTCCTCGTTCAAGTAGGGCTCGGTATTGTATTGGGTGGATGCGTCGCCCCCTGCTGAAAAACTGTCGCTGCAAAATAGCTGCCCATTGAATTTATAAATGCTACGTCCAAAATCGATGATTTTAAATACTTTTCCGTAAGTAGGAACCTTGTAGATTTGTTTCTTGTATTTATAAAAGAGGAATTTTTGATCGGTAACCGAGAACATTATGTTGTTGGTATGGAGATCATTGTGGGTGAAATGAAATGCTTGTTGATAAGCAATCAATGTCATAATGACTTGGAAGAGAGCACTTGCAGATTCTGCATCATCGAGCTGTTTTTTGATGAAAAGTTCGTCGAATGTTCCGTCGCCCTTTTCTAGGCAAATGAGCTGAACCGGAAAGTTCTTGATATAAGCAAACTGATTGTTCTCGTCTTCTTCGTCTGCTATACTGGACTCGGTTTCCCAATCTTCACCTTCGTCACTAGTACTACCTTCATTATCTTCATCACTATTATGTTTAATTTCTGCTCCGTCTTCCATATCCAATTCGTCGTCGCTAATAGAATCTTCGGAATCTTTGGATGAAGAGGTGGACGAGTGGTCGGATCCGCCTTTTCCAGAGATCTTGCCCTCTTTTTCGTAGATGACTTCGTCAATGTTTGCTAACGATGCATCTTCCTTGTTATCATCTACACCCTCAGTGAGATCATCGGTAAGATTGAATGCGGTAATGTTATGGGTCTCCCCTGATATTTTCAACTTTATTTTGTTAGATCGAGAACCCATATTGGAGTATTCACTACTAGTTAAATTCATCATAAAGGATTTGTTCACGTTCTCTAAAAAATAATCAGAAGCCTGCAAGAATTCGAGATCGTCGGATACATTGACCTTGAAACACTTTTGAACCCCTAGAAAGGATCCATAATAGTCGAGGCAATGATTGATGCCGTGCTGGTGCATCAATTTGCTCGCCAGAAAACTAAAGAAATTGTCGACGTAAGAGGCATTGTTGGGATCGCGTAATTTGGCAAGGTCGCTGTCTACGTAAGATGAAAACGGACTAGGGAGAACATCCAATCCCGTATTTTTCTTGTATTTTCCTGTCATAAATCGGTAAGGATCGAGAAGGGGGGAATATTTAATAAATATGGATCCTTCGGATGATAATATTCCTCCGCTCCATTCTTTTTGCTTCGGAATATCTGATCGTTCCTCACTTGATAGTGTGTTTCCCCCCTGATAGTGATAGTTATGGTTCAAAGCAATACTGTCATAGTTTTTTTCATTTACGATAAAAAATTTGCTATAAATTGGGTTATAATTTTGGATTTTATCGATAGCGAAAGGATTGTATTCGAATTCTATGTCTTCAGGTGTACATACATAGGTTTCTTCTAAAGATTTCCAATCGATCGGCTTGGTTTTGACATAATTAATTATAAATTTAGGGGGATCCATCTAAATGAAAATTGTATACGTGGTTTGCACATTTATTTTCTAATGGAAAAACGTACAATGTACTCTATTTTTATATTTCATAAAATATATACATTACATTCAATGACATTGGAATTGAAAAAATTTGATATGCGATCCATTACGTTCAAGGCCGATGAAAACAAGGGACCAGTTGTTGTATTAATTGGTCGCCGTGATACAGGTAAGACGTTTTTGGTGCGTGATCTTTTATTTTACCACCAGGATATTCCTATCGGTACCGTTATTTCGGGGACAGAAGCAGGTAACGGCTTTTATGCTGCTCACGTACCTAAATTGTTTATTCACGAAGAATACAACACGGTATTGATTGAGAATATTTTACGTCGTCAAAAGACGGTGTTAAAACAGGTAAACAAGGAGATTGAGACATATAAGAAGAGTACGATCGATCCCCGCACCTTTGTTATTTTAGATGATTGTTTGTACGATCAGACGTGGACCCGCGATAAGATGATGCGGCTCCTTTTTATGAATGGACGTCATTGGAAGGTGATGCTCATCATCACAATGCAATATCCGCTCGGTATCCCGCCTAATCTTCGCACAAACATTGATTATGTGTTTATTCTGAGAGAACCTTATTTAACAAATCGCAAACGTATCTGGGAAAATTATGCTTCGATGTTTCCTACGTTTGAAAGTTTCTGTGCAGTTATGGACCAAACAACGGAGAACTTCGAGTGTTTGGTGATAAATAATAATTCCCATTCGAACAAACTCAATGATCAGATTTTCTGGTACAAAGCACAAGACCACCCTGCTTTCAAATTAGGATCCAAAGAATTCTGGGAAATATCAAAGGGAATGGCAGATGATTCGGAAGATGAAGCCTATGATCCGAGTAAAGGTAAGAAGAAACAAGGTCAAACTATCAATGTTAAAAAGACAAAGTGGTAAGTATTGATTAAAACTTTGGAAAATTTTTTTATTGTTAATAAGGATTATAAATGTGTGCAGCTAAAATGAGTCGTAGTATTAAAAATAAATTAATTTTTAACGACGATTATTATTATTGCACATAATAGTCTTAGTAAAACCATCAATTATGTTAATGAAAATACTAACATAATTTACAAAGGAGGGGTCGTAGGGGTCAGATGACGCAGTGTAACTAGGCATCAACCTTGGTTCCCTACTCTAATTGTCTCATTGCCTCCACTATATTTTGTCTCATTCGGTAAGGGTATTCTTCATATACCGCTATGTCCGGCCATCTGCATATTTTTTCATCCGGAAAATATTTGCAATAGTTCCGAACATTGGAAACAAATTGTTCCACACATAGATCTTGATCGTCCGATGCTTTACGTAAATCATTTCGCATTTCTTCATTCATTCTAATGTTATTATCCACAAAATAAGTGTATTGTGGATGTTTTTGTGTGAACGTGCGGTGCACATTTTTAAAATCGCGAAAACTGGATAATATTAACATTTTATGAATATCTTTCTGTGGAATCTGAGGAAGAGTGAGAATCCAATATGGGATACGCATTATGATATATTACCATTTTATTTTTATATTACTATTTTACCTTATAATTAAATTTTGTTATTGTAAGTGATAAGGGAGTGAATACTTTTGATATTTATGTATTTTTTGTATTTATTATAGGAGTTGATAAGTAGATTAATACGTTTGATAAACTCTATATTTATGAGCGAAATTGGATAAGGTCCAATAAATTTTCTGTGATTGGTAAAACTCTAAAAAAAACGCGTTTTTGACCGATTCGGATAATTGTTGGTTATGGAAGATAGTATCATAATAATCAAATTTGGTTCTAGTTGTGAAAACGATTGGCGAGTTGACGAACATATCAAAATACATTGTTAAGATGATTTTTGAAAATGGATCATCATTCTCTTTTATGTGATTGCGCGCAGAAATTATTGCTACGATATCACAAAAAAGTTTCATCTATAAAAACGATTATATACAAATAGACTACTTATTGATATAACCTATAAAATTTTTATATCAATTGTTTGAAATATCTAATCTTTCTTATCCTTATCTGAAATTTCTACCGAAATATCTTCCTCAGACAAAGAGGCTGTAGCATTCTTCAACAAGGTTTCATTGTGTAGTTTGACCCCTTCCTCGTCTGCCACCTCACGATCCTCAAAGTTCACAGTCTCCTTCACACCAATCAAGTTTCCGTCGTCATCAATAGTCTGGGTCAACACATTTCCACTCTTTCTGGCCAACTTGACGTTTTCTTCAATCGCCTTGCGCTTTGTCTCGAGAACGCGCTTATCAAACTCTTGCTTCGCAAATGTCTCGTTCTTGATCTTCTCCTGATGCAACTGGTTTAATTCCTCCTCCAAAAACTGGACATTTCCCGTCTTGTACGCATCGGGGTCCCACGGAACCCAAATGCCGATAGGTCCAACAAAAATGTCGTGATTTGGGTCTTGCTTACGCAGTGCTACGCACTTGTTTTGGGCCTCTTCTTGTGTAGCAAACACACCACGGATCTTGAGACCTCGGGTCGACGTCTGGAAAGCGTGCTCACGATTGAACTGCTCATTGAGCTTTTCCTCATTCTTGTCCAGGAAGTTCTTGTAGTCGTCATCCATCGACGATTTTCTCAACTTGTCTTCCTCTTCTTTAGTAAAATCTTTGAAATCGGCGACCACATCATCGACCTTTAGATTGTACTTATAAGAGATGAAATGGATAAAATCATTGTATCTGTCCATAGATTTAGAGAAATCCCATTGCTGGATAAACTTGTTAAAAAGATAGGTTTCACGCTTCTTCAAGATCTTCTCTGGACTGACGAAGGACATACAACAGAACTTTTGGCCGGCAATGGCAGGATCTTCATCGCATAGATCAATATATTTAGGGTTAATTTTTCCATTGGGAAGGGTCTTTTTCTCGAAGGTTCCAGGTTTTGCCATCTTTAGTACAATTCTAGGCAATATACTATTTAAGTGATTTCTGTATCATAATATATTCCATTATAATATATAATAAAAACAGAAATGGCTGCTACGTTCGATTTTAATGAGCTCGTGAAACGCGCAATCAAGTACATTATTGAAGGTCTTGCTGTCGCATTGGTGGCATTATTGATCCCCCGCAAGCAATTGAATGTGGAGGAGATTGTTATTATTGCATTGACTGCTGCCGCGGTCTTCTCTATATTGGATGTGTTTATCCCCAGTGCGGGTGTTACCAGTCGCCAAGGTTTGGGTGCAGTGGTCGGCGCTAACTTAGTTGGTGGACTTCGTTTAGCCGCTTAATCTCTTTATTTTAGGCATTTAGCGTAAAAATATAGAAAATATTATGTAAGTTCTCTTATATAATATTAATGAATATGCGACTCCCAACAATGGACGAATGGAGTAATTTAAAAGAAACAATGGCGCAACTTCGGCTCCAAAATGACAATTATAAAGTCCAATTAGAAAAATATACGAATAACGAACGCCATAAACGCTATTACGAACAAAACAAAGATCGAGTGAAAGAGAACGCGAAGATGTATTTGAATCGACTGAAAACAGAGAACCCGGATAAATTAAAGGAATACCGGCACCGGGCCTACTTGAAGCGCAAAGATGGGAAAATGAAGATTCAGAGTTCTGACGATATAACCAGTTCTCTATCCCCAGTACAACCCAAGTAGATATATATATCTAAAAGTATCCATATATATTTATACAATATGACTAATATATCATTAAGATGCCTCAATGGTCTAGGTGATAAATTAGTGGATTCTATCGGATTTTATGTACTTTGCAAAATATTAGGTTACACTCCCTATATAGAATTAAATAGCATTGTGCATAATTTTGATTGGGGGGACAACCGATACGATGAACGCCTTTTTCATTTTTCCTGTCTACAATTGACGGATAACCAATGTGAAAAATATATCGATTCATACAATCCTTCTGTTTCGCTAAGTCCATACAAAGTATACGATTATTTATCATCTATTTTAGAGAACTTTCAAAATTTCGAAGATTTTTCTTCTTATTATGCGCTTTCTGCAAAAGAGGCGATACAACCATCGGAAATTATTATATCAAATATTCCGATAGGTATTGAAAACGCATACGGCATACATTTGCGCAAATCAGATAAAGTGAAGAAAGATCATTGTGTTTCTCACGAAAATTCCATCGACGAATTCGATATGATTATCCATCATCTTTTGAATAATGTTCGGGAAATAATCAATGAAGAAGAGAACCCGACATTCTTGATAGTTAGCGAAGATAGGTCGTGGAAGACCGAAATTTCCCATAAAATACTGGGTATGTCAGATTATAAAAAAATAATAATATTAGAGAACGATTATTCAGCAGGCGGTGGATACGATAATTATAACGCTGTACTTGATATGTTTTCACTATCTAAATGTAAAAACATACTACAAGGTGTTAAATATTCTACGTTCTCTATATTAGCTGCATTGTTGGGGAATAACAAACTAATCAATTATTCACATCATTTACCAGATGATAAGGAATGTTTGATCTACGTATGGAATTCAGTAGTGGAAATAAACGGAAAAAAGATATTCGAAACCGAACCCTACCAATATTTTACGAGAGGTAGTCTGCAATTTTATATAAGTTCAAAATAATATCAAATAATGGATAACAGATTCGTGAGCGATTTAATAAATCTATCGATGTTGTATGGAGATTTATCAAGCGTTTTCATATATTCATTTGCATTTATTAGTGCCATTGGATCGTTGAGTAAACGATTAATATCGTTTGGTTCATCATAATAGAGGGGGTACGCCTCCCCCAAGATTTCGATTGCTGCAGGATGGCGATTCACAAATATAGGTGTATTGCGGACAGCGCACTCGATCAATGTATTGACGGCCGAACCGTCTACCAAATTCAAAAACACCAAATTGTTGGTTAATAAATCGTCGTAGGTTTTATTATCCACCGCTGATAACACTTCTATTTTCTGGTGAATTTTATCTAAATATTCTATCATATGTTTGATCCAATTGTTATGTATCGTCGCCTGAGAGCAGAATTTCGATTCTTGGTCTGTCGACCCATCCATTAAAGTAAGGGCATTTGACAATTTCTTATTAAATTCATCGCACGGATAATAGTTATCCATATATTTTCCTTTCAATGCCACCTTACGAATCTTGTATTCGATCGTAGGGGGTAATTCATCCAATGTATTGGCAGTTTTCTTCGAAAACTTGAAAAAATCCCGGATCTGAGTACACCATTTCATTCTCGGGTGATTCCCTTTGGGAATCTCTGCATAATCTAGGATTTGATACGCCACTTCGTGGCTACTCAAACCATTCACAGAGCCCTGCGTTTTATCAAAATTAGTAGACATATATTGGGAAGTATGGAATGATGTATTGAGAACCAATTGATAAAACGAGAAAATGTTACGTAACCACCCCCCAATATGTATTAATTTCTTGTCAGGATTGTCTAAGAATGACTGCATATTAAATAGGGGAACATTGGTCTCTGTCGGATGAATCATTGTGTAGATTGGGCGCTGATCAATCCCACGTTCTTTAAATTCGTGTTCAAATTGATATTTCAATGTATTAGAGAGAACAATGAGACCTTTGCACATTGGTAAACTTTCTATAAATTCAGGGCAGTCTAACAAGGTTTTGTTGTTATATTCACTGAATGTTTCGTCGAACGTATGGTGAATAAACCCGATCCACGGAGTTCGGTACGGAATGACCCCAATATGTTTGTAAATCTCACGTTTCCAATGAAATGTACGATCCACATAAAGATCCAGGAGAATGGGGGCATTCGAATTGTTGAGTTGTTTGATGTTTTCAAATACGTGGGCCCATCCGGATCGATGTGCTCCCGATCGATCATTTTGGTCGATGTACCCAATATTGAACACCCCTTGTGGGCTATCCGGAATACTTACCTCGACCTTTTCTGTGGCCTTGTAATTTTTGAGAACCCATTTCCATTCGCTTTCATAATTGTAGATTGGTGAAAACATTTTTTCCATCAAGCCGTGGTGATATGGCGAATCGATCTGTCCCGTCAAAAAATAACTTACGACACATACCGCCACATTTTTGAGAGTAGAATCGGTAATTTCGCGGAAATCGGAATAATGATGTTCTGTAGCTAATAGTTGTAATTTATTGGCGATCATTTCGATCCGTTCTTTTTCCCTGTCACCTATTTTTTTATCATATAAAGGATTTGTAGAGAACTTCATAGCATCGGTAATTGGTGAAATATAGCTATCATATAGGTCAGATGCAGGCTGAGGTGGCGGAATTACATCGTTACAATTATCGTCGCTATGATTACTATTCATACTTTTTGTACTTATTATATTTATTATATTCGGCTGAGAAAACAAAATCTCCCGAAGGTTCTCTCCCTCTTCCAAATATTGTTGTTTAAAATTGTCGACAGCATTTTTTAATAATATTTTTCCCTTGGTATGATGGCGAACGCATTCTAAAAAGGTTGAAATCATCTTCTTTGCGTTGAATTCGGTTGGCAAATCCTTTTCATTTTTTTCAAAGACATATTCGTAGGTCCATCCAATGTCGAGCAAAATATTCCGAATTTTCTTCGTTGTGTAGATGGGAATCATTGGTATAGCTGCGTGAATGCTAAATAATGTCCCGTGAAACCGCATAGGTATCGACATATAAAAGAATGGGTAAAGGGACAGGGTTTCGGATACGGTGAGTTCATAGTTAATATTAAGAATATTTGAGGGATTCTTAATATGTTTCAATACGTCATTGTGAATCAAAATGTCGTTTTCGTTATTGTTGTCATCTTCCATACCCGATGGTGTAGGTTTAGTATTGAATGGGATGAGAATGATATAATACCCCCTTTTCGTCAGATCTTCCAAGAATCGCGCAAGTTCTCGAACAATAGTATCGTAATTTTGCTTGTAAGGGGGGTTTTTGTTGTGAATATGTCGACATAGATTCACATTGACGATTTTCTTGGTTTTGTGAAGACTGTACAACGCACTGTATAATTTTTTGTACATATCGTTGTTGGATGGCACTGATTTTGGCGCGGAAAACGTAGTGAAATAGGAGGGTGGATTGGGTATAGTGCATACGTCAGGTAAAAAGCAGGAGGCGTCGGGCAGATAAGATAGTCTTTTCTCGTCGAAGAATTGGGAGAACAAGGGTATGTCCTGTTTGGTTCGTAGGTAAATATGATCGAATATTTCGAGTTTTTTTAGGTTCTCTTGATCAAGGAAAATAGAGTTGTAAGGGATTCCAACCGAAAATGCGACAATCCTCGTTTTCTGTTTAGTTACGAACTTTTTATTGATTTTATCTAGAAAATAATTGTTGAGAACATCTCCGCCACCTAACAATACGACCGTATCAGGGAGAACCTTGTAATCGGCGAGTCTGTCAC